GCATCACGCCGTTTCGGTAGACGTCCACATAGCCAACCGTGTAGCTTGGCACCGAGAAAGTCGTCTGTCCTGCCGTTGCCGTGAACTCAGTCACCGTGCGGTAGGCCGTGGTTGTTACCCCAGACGCCGGGATGCCCAGGAAGCGCACCGAGATGTTGTCGGTACCAGACGGGGGTGCAGCGGAGAAGGTCAGCGTCGTGCCAGAGACCGAGTAGGTGCTGGGGTCTTGGAGAACACCCGTAACCGCCACGATGATCGAGGAGGTGTTAGCAGGCGCAGCCGACAGCGTGAACGTAGTGTCCGAACCATCCCCGCTGAACGTGTCAGTCAGGAAGGCCGCTGTGAATGGGGTATTGCCGATGTAGGACATAGGTTACTCGCTTGGTTTGGGGTACTTGGCTTTGACAGCCTGACATGCGGCGATGTACGCATCAATCTGAGCCTGATCGCCCTTCACAATACCGTCAAGGTAATCTTTAAAGTCGGGGTACTCGGCAGCACGGCTGCGCTGGTAAGCCTTGGCGTCGTACTCAGCCTGCAGTCTGGCAACTTCGGCTTGGATCTCAGCGTTGGTGGGCTGAGTCTGGTTCTGGTCTAGCCACTCAAGGTCATCACCTCGGAGAACCCACTCGGCACCTGGGCGTAAGGATAGGAGAGCGTTTGCTTTGTTCATGCTGCAATCTCCATAGCAATCATGTGTACACCACCCCAGTCTCTTTGAATAGATGCGTTGCCGCCACCAACAAGACGGAAGTACAAGGTGTAAGTTGTAGATGAGGTTGTTGCAGGCGAATCAAGAACGCTAATGTTTGCCAATTGATGAATGTATGTTGCTGTTGAGCAATATGTAAGGCGTCCTGGGTAATTTGCACCTGTTAATAAGTTTGTAGCACCTCTATAAATAGTTGTTTGTGTTCCGCCTGTAATATTTGAGTCGGTTGATGTGGCGGTAAAACTGCACATTACTAACACTTTGCTTGACGAACTTGACGGGGTTATTGATATGTCCACGCCTGAACTAACAAGACTTCCTGACGAAGTTTGAATTGCTCCGCCAGTAGAAAATGTTTGAACTACTTGCAACACCTTGCCGCCCACACCCGCAGCGAGCTTAGCTGCCGTAACGGAGCCGTCCGCCAGATCCCCAGCAGACACCGCACCCGTGGCGATTGAGTTTGTTACTATTTGACTAATTGCCATGTCGCTGCGCTCCTATTGCTCGTTCGTTCCACTCACTACGCATTTTAGACTCCACGGTTTGCGGATTGCTCTGCCAACATGGCTTGGTATGCTGCAACTACTTCGGCTGTGTGCGTAGCAGCGCAGATGGCCTGAACACGAGCGTCTTCTTGGCTGTAATCTTGCCCGGGGGCTACGGTGTGCCGGTGGTATGAAGTCGAGATGACATTGCCGTCTTCAACAATGCGGGTGGCGGTGCGTACCTGCACAACACCAATCTCGATCACTTCAATCTTGTCTACGACTACTTGTTTTTCCAAAGCCATTTTGTTTCCTTTCAAAAGTCCGTCTGCGTCATCCGAAGCAGATAATTAAACACGATAACAACCAGAAGCCATTAGTTCACCAGCGGCATCGTATGTAAGTGCTGGAGTTCCACCCCCACCAACAGGTGCTTGAACTGGGAAAAAATAAGTGGTGCTTTGCTCAATAAAACCATTGGCAATATAATTATTTGTTCCGGCATTGATGTTATTTGGATATGAAATTGTCACAGCAGTGTAGCCAGAACAAGTGAATGGAAGTCCAGTGACAATAAGTTGTCCACTCCCAGTCCCAGAACTCCAGCCTATAAAGCACCTAAAAAACACCAAACCACCAATCTTTAGGTAAGTTCCTCCTTGACTTGAATAAGTAGCACTTCCGGCAGTGCTTGATCCAATAACTACCGGAGTCCAAGTCCCTTCCTCATAGTCATCCAGCGCATTTGCTGCTGCGGTGTCGCCGTTGAATGTGATGCCGCCAGAGGCTAAGAATCGGACTCGCTCGGCAAAACCACCGGTTCCAATATCTGTAACCGAACCAAAGCGAAGATCATTTTGATAAGTTATTGCTGGGTCATCCGATGAGTTTGCCCCAGAATAAAGGGTAACGCTTGACCCGCCGTCATTGCTACTTGCAGCGACCACTCCGTTGTTCTGGCCTTTTACATAGATGCTCCGCATATTAGTGCTAAGAGCAGATGGCAAAGAAGAGTCGTTTACAAGAACATTGCCGGTGTTGTAGTAAATATTTGACCCAGTGGTAGTCCACTGGCTAAATGACAGACCAGAAGCCAAAGAGTTTGCATTCACCGTCCCCTGGCTTGGTGCAATTACCTGCGTGATCGGGCTGGTGTAGTACACATAAATGTTAGCCGTGCCGCTTGGGGGTGCGCTTGTGAAGGTGATCGTGTTGCCAGACACCGTGTAAGCACTGCCGGGATTCTGCGGGACGTTCTCAATGACAGCCTGAACCTGTGCAACGGACGCAACAGGCTTGGACAACGTAAACGCTACAGTCGAGCCGTCCCCGTTAAAGTAGTCAACCGCAGGCGTGAAAGCCTGGGTCGTTGCTGTGTTGCCGATATAAGCCATGTTGCAGCCCTATTAGGTAATGTTCAGAACAGAGGTCACGACGTCAGCTGAAGTAGCCGCGCTGGTCACAACCTTGAGCGCGTCCGAGGCGATCAGCACCACCTTCTGCTCTCCGCCGACCACAACCAGAGAACCACCAACCGGCACCGTGCCGCCCTTGATGATGTAGTAATCCGCAGCCGAGCGGGTGATGTAGACGTCTGCCGTGATGGGGCTGGCCGTGATGTTAGCCACCGTCAAACCGATAACAGTGGTCTGAGTGCCAGCGCCAACCGTGACAATCGTCGCAGCAGAGGTGCCGACGTCGGCGTTTACGTAAGAGGTAAAAGTATTTGCCATGATTTATCCTATTTCAGCCTAAAGCGATTGCCAAAGCGACCGCTGTGCCAGCGGGGTCAAAGTCAGCGGCGGTAGAACCACCAAGGTATTCTGCATTAAGGTTGTCAACCTGTGTAGTAGAAGCGATAACCAGCGGAGCCGTACCAGTAGACACCGTGGAAGTAATCTGGCCAGAAGCCGAAACCGTACTAAAGGCGCCGGTAGAAGCCGAAGAAGCGCCGATCGGGGTGCCGTCAATCGCACCGCCGTTGATATCGACGAAGTCAAACATCTGGATGACGTTGGTGCCATCCACGTACAGGTGAGCTTTTCTACCGTTTGGAACCGTGATGCCCGTGCCAGCAGAAGTCTTAACTGTGATGCTTTGGCTGCCAGTTGTGTTGTTCTGGACGATGTACTGCTTCTGAACCGTCGGGACAACTAGCTCTCGTGTAGCGGTCAGGCTTACAGCCGAGGTGACATTTAGCACCAGATTACGGGCTACCTGCGAGCTAACCGAGTTAGTCAAAGTAATTGTCAGGTTTGCATCTGATGGGAACTCAGGATTGCCGTAACCAACGATAGCCTGCTCAAAAACGTCGCTAAAGTTGTTGTTAGTGGTCGCACCCCAAGTACCAGACTGTTCGCCTGTCGCAATCAGCTCGATTTTTAGATTACTAGAGTATGTACTTGCCATATTTACCTCATGCCGCTATCGGCAACCAATTTGAACTTTGAGCATCATTAACCGGTTGCCAGCCTGGAGTTTGACCGTCATTGACATTCTGCCAGTTCGGCGTTTGATTGTCATCTATTTGGCCCCAAACCATTACTGTTCCAACAACTCCAGTTGCAGATACCCCTGTAACTACCGCCCCGGCTTCGGCAGCAACCAAAACGTTACCGACAGACCCAGTGCTTACAAATCCTGTTACGTTGACGTTATTGTTGCTCTTCTGGGTTACGTTACCCAATGTTGCATAGCCAATAACACCGAACGTGTTAAACGCGCCGCTAGCCGAGATACTTACGTTTCCAACCTGTCCCGTACCCGCAACGCCTACTGCGTCAACCCCTGCCCCACCTGTAGCATCTGCCGTTCCCAAAGCCATTGTGGCCTCAAGACCAGTAACATTTGCCGTGATGCTGATAGATGCAGTCGCTGTGCCTAGCTGAGTTGTACCCACAACGCCCGTAATTGCGACGTTAGCTGTGCCAGTGACAGTGGTTGAACCCGTTGCGCCCGTGGCTGTTACACCCGTGACGTTTGTGTTGGCGTCGCCAGTGGCTTGCGCCGTTCCGAGGGCCGTTGTACCTTCAACCCCCGTGACATTCACTTCTACAAAAACTACTACATCAACAGAACCTACTTGGCCGGTGGCTGCGTTACCCAACAGATCTATGGCCGCGCCAGCCTCTACAGCAATGTTGCCAAGTACTACAGTCCCTTCAACCCCGGTTACAGCAACGTTTGCTGCACCGCTTACATCCGCAGTTCCGAGGGCCGTGGTAGCTTGTACCCCCGAAAGATCAACACTACAACCAAGACTCAGGTCTACTGTGCCAACTGCACCTGTAGCCTGAACGCCGTCAACTGTTACTTCAACAACATCCGAGCCCCAAGAGCCTCTGCTCCAAGGGCCAGAACCCCAACCTATGTATTCAATTGACGACGCCACAACACTTTACTAACTAATGCGGATAATCGCGTTCGAAGCATCGGCAGCTGGGAAAATCACAGTAAAGTCGCCAGCCGTAGAAGTTTTGTCGCCACCGAAGTCCAAAATACAGACAGCCGGGTTGGTGTACGTATGGCCGGGGGTGCTGTTATAAATCATAGCGCCGCGAGCAGTAATCGTAGCCGTAGACCAAGTCTCATCAGCAAAATCGGTAAAAGCCGTGGTGCCGGAAGACGAAGGGTTGACGTTGGTCAGTGCCTGACCACCAGCCGTATAGCCCGTACCAGAAGCTTCGCCAGTAGCCGTATAAGCCGTGGTAGAAGCATCCAGAGTAGCCGAAGAGGTGTACAGGGCCATGTAAAAGGTATCGCCACCGGAAGCGCGGAAATCATGCACGCCTTCCAGAATCTGCACCTTAAACGAGGTTGCCATCGCTTGGGTAATTGCCATTTTATTTCTCCAAAAGTTTGACAAGCTCGGGGTGGCCTGCCTCAGTTAAACGATTGGCTATCGTCGTCCGGTCAGACTGGATAGCCTCTTTCATATACAGCACAAGTACGTGGCGGATACGCTCTTTAAAAGCTACGGCCTGATCCCGAATAGCGGGGTGGCTATCTTCGCCAACATACAAAATCTTGTCTAACGCTCTATCTGCAACCTCTTCCGGAGTAAACCCACGGCCAGAGGTAGTTAAAACTGATACGCCGGTCAATAAAACAGGGGCTTGAACATTCATCTAACTGGAATCCTAACCTGCCCAGAACGGTAAGCATCCATACGGTTTTTACCATCACCAAGCTGTTTAAGCAACGCCAGCGCCTCGTTATACCGACTAACGTAGTTATCCATTGTGTCTTTGTCCGACTTCATAAACGCTGCTGCCTCAAGCATAGCGCCATACAACAGTACCGAATCAAAGTTATCCCCAAGCCAAGACGTACCAGCGGTAACAATAGTTTCGGGGTAGTAGAAGTAATGAAGCTCGACAGTGTACCCCGCGTCTGGTGTAGGCCCAAGGATATAAGTGTTGGCATCAAACAAAGCATAATGTTCCGGCAGTCCCGTATCTGTTGGGTCTGGGTACGCTTGGCGGATAAAGTTTACGTCTTTGTTTAGCAGGTACTCGTACGACCCGTCAGCCTTGATTACCGCCACAGAAAAGTCCGCTAGATAGTCAGTCGGCAGTGTTAGGTACTTATTGCCGCTAGTCAGCGTGCCTGTCTGGTTGCGTCTAAGGGCTGGTAGCTGAACTGTGTTGTAGACCCGCTGTTCTGCCTGCTCGACAAACGTAGCGATCTGCTGGGCCGAAGTAAGGCCACCGGCCCCCACCGCTTGTGGGAACTCGTTTTCGCAGTACGCCTTAATGGCGGCAGTTAGTTCAGCGTAGTTCATTTAGCCGAGCTTTTTGCTGGAACTAGTACCTTTAGTAGCCGCACCGGTACCACGGGTCTTCGCCGTCTGGGTGTTTGGCACGTTATTTGGGTATCCAGCCGTGTTAGGGACGGGTACTTTTTGGGGTTGTTTAACCTGCATGTCAGCTCCTAATTGCTTTTAGGTTGTCGATATGGTAACAGTTCCTACTTGACCTGTCGCCTCTAAATTATCTGGAATTGGTAGATCTAGCTGGTTGTTAAACCCAACCGGGTTCCAGCCCCACTGAATGTCTCGTGAACCCCCTGAAGGGCCGCCATCATCACCGCTAATTGTTAGCTGCAAACCAGTGTATCCAGCCTGTAAATACGATGTGTCTGGACGTGGGTCACGCAATGCCTGAGGGTCGTCTACTGGGTACAAACCTAGGGAAAGCTGTGGTTGATCTGGTTCCCAGCACTCCTGGCAAACCTTGATGTTGACATTTTTTGTCTTGATCGTAAGCGTCTTTAGCTCTTTCAGTTGGTACTGAAACCCGCACCGATCGCATATCGCAATCGCTAATTTGCCAGTTGCAAACTTAGAGGACATGGTTAGTAGAGGGAATAAATCCTTGGGGCCAACCGCAAACCAGCCTTTTCACGGTCTTCCGTGGAGGCCAGCGCCCACTGCTCTTCATACGATGCCTTAAGCATTTCAATTCGGGGTGCTGCTTCTGGAATTTTCAGGGAAAGATAATACGCAAGGCCGGCAACCAAGCACGGCAGTAGCCGGAAAGGTATGTCTTGAGTGTTGACACCGTTACCTGCATCTTGAATTCTCCGCAAACGCCAGTAAACAAAGGTGTAGTAGC